TTGGCGGATGCGTCAGACGGAACTGTTGACACAGATTTAGATCAGGTTCCGGAGACGGAAAATGCCAGCTAAAAAGGGCAAGCTGCCACCATTAAGAACGTCATCGGTTGTCATGCGATCTGTCGGCATTTCGTCAGGCATCACGGACGTCGTTATTGCCACCGAAACACCAGTCAGGCGATACGACGAGGATCGCGGGTACGTGATCAATGAAGTTTTGTTGATGGATGGCGTTGTGCTTCGCGCCAATCAATCGCAGATCCCAATTGTAGATTCGCACGACGACAGAAGCGTCAGAAACATTTTTGGCTCAATTCGTCAGATGCAAGTTATCGACGGAGAGCTTCATGGTGTTCCTGCATTTGCCAGCGATCCGGAATCGCAGGTTATTCGCACGCGAATGGATGAGGGACACATCACTGACTTTTCAATCACTGCAGTCCCGATGGAGTCGCTCTTTGTGCCGCATGGCCAAAGTTACACGACGAAACGCGGAGCAGTCATCGAAGGCCCGGCGGTCATCCATGTGCGATGGCAGCCACATAACGCATCGATCTGTGCCACTGGGGCAGACGAGCACTCAACTGTCCGCAGGTCCTACACAGACCTCGAAAGAAAGGTGAAAAGAATGGACGAGGCACTATTGGGCCAGCTCGCAGCAATGGGGCTCCCAGAAGGCATGACAGACCCGAACCAGATCTTGGCATGGGTCGTTGGCAAGCTTGGCACGTCTGCAACAGCAGAACCGCCAGAGCCGGTGGAAAACATGGACGGCGAAACAAAGCCGGAAGAAGAAAAGAAGGTCGAGAACATGGACGGTGCGACTGATCCAGAAGAAGACAAGAAGAAGGTTGAGGAAGCTATTAGCCGCGCGTTGCGAGCTGACGCAAAGCGACGCAAGGAGATTCAGGCTCTTTGCACTGTTCACAAAATCGAGCGATCAGTTGCCGACAGTCTGTGTGACGACGGCGTTGACCTCAACACCGCAAGAACAAGGATCTTGGAGCGAATGGCCAACAAACCTGCCGGTCAGTCGACCGAACGTGTCACCGTCACAGAATCAGCAGACGACAAGCTGTTCGCGGCAGCTCGCGACGGCATGATTATGCGAACGCTGAAAGCCAGCGGGGCACGAAATCAGACCATTGCAAATCCAGCCGCTGGACATCAGGACTTTGTCAGCATGAAGCTCGGCCGCGTCGCAGAAATGTACGCGGAAAAGATGGGCTGCGATGTGCGACGCATGGCGGCCAAAGACATCGCACTGGTTGCGATGGGTCATCCCGGAACAATGAATCGTTTCCGAATTCAGCGTGATGCGTATCACACGACCGGCAGTTTTTCCAATCTTCTGCTTGACGCAGCAAACAAAACGCTGCTCGCAGGCTACGAAGAAGCGCCATATACCTGGAGCCTGTGGGCTCGCGATGCTGGCACAACTGCCGACTTCAAGAACATCAACCGCATTCGCTTCAGCGAAATGGGTACTCCTGAAATGGTGCCAGAAGGCAAGGAGTACAAGGACGCGGGGATGTCGGACACGAAGGAAACGTACAAGATCAACAAGTACGGCAACATGTTCACTGTGACATGGGAAACCGTCGTGAATGACGATCTTGACGCAATCAGCCGCATTCCAGCGATGCAGGGTGCAGCGTGCCGACGTTTGCAGAATCAGGCCGTTTATGGCGTTCTGACGAGCAATCCGACGATGGCTGACACAGGAGCTCTGTTCAACGCGACTGCACAGACAACCGCTGGCGGTCACGCAAACCTTGCAACTGGTGCCGGTGCTCCATCGGTGTCAACGCTGAACACCGCGTTTATCTCCATGATGACCAAGAAGGGTTTGCGGTCGGATGTGATTCTTAACATCCAGCCAGCGTTCCTGATTGTTCCCGCTGCGATTTCGGCAACAGCACTTCAGTTGATTGGATCTATCGCAGATCCATCGGTTGGCGGTTCTGCGGCTGGCAACAGCAACACAAAGAACATCTACGGGCCAAACGGCGACCGACCATTGAAGGTCATCGTCGAGCCTCTGTTGGATGCAGCAAGCTCGACAGCGTGGTACTTGGCAGCAAACAACAGCCAAGTCGACACAGTCGAAATTACGTTCCTTGAAGGCGAGCAGTCACCAGTGCTCGAGAACGAATGGGACTTCGACAAGGACGTTTACAAGTACAAGGTTCGCCAGACGTTCGGCGTTGCTCCGATCGACTTCCGCGGTTTGTACAAGCACGCCGGAGCGTAATGCACTGGCAGGATGAAACACGGCGGGCCGCGTGGTCCGCCGTTCTTTGAAGCACTCCCAACGGTAGCGGAATGCGACGACCCGTTTTGAAAGGTAATTGAGATGGCAGGAATTCAGGACTTTCAGGAATACGTTGACGACTTCTTTGGAACGTCAGCAACGTTTCCAACATCAGCAGACCCGGCAACACCGTGGCTGATTGTTGACACCTCGTCTGCCGGCACGCCGACATACGTCCGCAACGCCTCAAACGCTGTGTTGACTTTGGCGTCAACCTCAGAAGTTGAAAACGTCTGTCTTGCTCACGGCGACGCGCTCAGCTTCGACATTGACGATCTGTTGTCAGTTGAAATGCGAGTCAAGGTGTCCGGCTGTACCAGCGGCACGACAATCAGCTGGGGGATGGCGTCGGCTCGAAACGACACCCCTGCGTCGATGACTGCCTTGGCGTTGTTTCAGATGGTTGGAGCCACAAGCACAACCGACGTCACCGTACAGACTGACGACGACGTCACCGACACAGCTCCAGTGTCTTCAGCAACGGCACTCAGTACGACGTTCAAGCGGTTTGTCATTGACTTCAGCAACAAGCGTGACATCAAGTTTTACATTGATGGCGTGCGAGTTGCGGCATCAACCACGTTCACGATGGCAGGATACACGAGCGGGCTTCAGCCGTTCATCCAGATCCAGAAAACGTCGTCAGCCAACACTGACGCTGTGACTGTCGATTATGTCAAGATTGTGGCGAAGCGCACATGAGCTTGGCTGAACGGATCGTAACCGATGCGGCGGGTGTGTTTCTCAACAGCGATCATTTCGCTGAAGAAGTCACGTATCACCCGCATCGGTTCGGTACGCCAGCAACGCCGCGCACGATCAAGGCGATCGTGATCCGCAATCAGGTGTCAACCTTTGGGCCGGACGAACAAATCGTACCGGAATTCGAGGTCAGAGTTGCCAACAATTCCACAACAGGGATTAGCAGCGAAGAACTAAACACCGGTGGCGACATGATCAAATTGGCCGTGCGGGTCGGAGAAACGCCGACGAAGCGGTCAGTGCAACTGTTGTCTGAACAGGATTCCGGAATGTTGGTGTTGATATGCCGGTGACATTTCAAACGCCTGTCGTCTCACGAATCTCAGACGAGATTTTTGCTCGGCTTCAGGCGTTAGTGTCCGGAAGTGCTGGGGCGTATTCGTTCACAGATGTCGTCAGGCCGACAAAGCTAACGACATACACACCGCAACACGGATTGATTGTTTTGACTCGTGGTGAGGTTTCGCGACTAACTGAAATTGACTGTCCCGGCAATCCACCAGCGGTCGGATATCAGCAGACGTTTTTGATTCGTGTTCACATCGCTCCAAGTGAAAAAGACATCACGCCAGTTGAGGTGTATGAGGATGTCATGGAGTCGGAGATTCACAAAGCGATTGTGAACGATCCGGCAACGTGGCACACGTTCGGAGATCTGGCAATTCTAGCGGACCTCGGAGCACAACAGACGGTGACATCAGATGGAGGGTATGACGGAATTGCCATTCCATTGACGGTCATGTTTCGAGTTAGTGAAGGCGATTTGTACACGGTGCGAGCATGATAGCCATTGACATCGACGCGAAGCAGCTAAAACGACTGCGGGAGTCGGTTGGCAAGGCAAAAAAGAAATTCGGGCGAGAACTGGCAGCAGCAATCAACGCGGCTGCAAAGAAAACAAAATTGGACATTGGCCGAGACGTGCGAAGCGTTATCGCCATCAAGAAAAAAGAGTCTGAGGCTCCGTTAAAGATTCAGGCAAAAGCCACGGCGGATCAACCAAAGACAACGGTAAGCATCGCAAAAACCAGACGGTTAGGGCTCAGGCACTTTGGGGCGCGTCAGGACAAACGCGGCGTATCGTTCAAGATCTCAAAACAGGGTGGACGGAATCGAGTAGACGGAGCATTTCAAGGACCGAAACCGGGTGTGATGAACGTGAAGTGGAAGGGCAATGCGTTCCGCAGAGTTGGAAAAGAACGTCTGCCAATCATTCATATTCGAGGCGTGTCAGCGTTTGGAGCATACGTCAAGAACAAGTTCACGAAACCGCAAATCAAGCGAATCAATGACGAGCTGCGAAAGCAGATGGAACGACGAATCAAACTCAACATTCTGCGAGCTGAAGGGCTCGTGTCGAAATAGGAAAACACAATGCCACTGCTCAGACGCAAAGCCGTATTCGCCGCAAAAGTCGAGGCCACAGTTGGAACCGCCGAATCGCTTACCGGAGCTGAAGCGGCATTCAACGCGGAAGGCTTTGACATTCAGCCAAATGTTGCGGTCACTCGCCGCGAAGGCCAAGGCGGGTTTAACTA